CTACTCGGTGCTCTTCCCCAAGGTCTACGAGGAGGGCATCCTGAAGTACATGGAGCGGAACACCGTGGTCCGCAACTTGGCGAACCTCCGTACGGGCGTGAAGGGCAGCGTCACGCTGCGCCGAAACAACCTGGAGACCGACGCGGCCGTGACCAGCTTCTGGACCACCGAGGCCAGCAAGACCGCCACGGCGCTCGATGGCTCCTGGAGCGAGGTCAACCTCAACCCCGAGGGCGGTCTCCCGAAGTCGGAGGTCACCCAGTGGGCCGTCCGGCAGTCGGACTTCGACATCGAGACCGAGATCATCTTCGATATGCAGCGGAAGATCGCTCGCGGTCTGGAGTCGGCCTACACCGTCGGCACCGGCACGAACCAGCCGAAGGGTCTCTTCGTCTGGGACACCGACTACAAGAGCGTCGCGGTCTCCGCCGCGCACGGCTCCGGCAGCGGCTGGGACGGCGCGTTCACGCTCGCCAACCTCCTAGAGCTGCGCTACAAGACGCTCCCGGCGGAATACTGGACCTCGGCGGCGTGGGTCATGTCGCAGGACGCCTACCACCGCATCGCGCAGCTCACCCCGGCGGCTGGCACCAACGTGCCGATCTTCGCCCCGAGCTCGGACGTCCAGGTCTTGGAGAACGCGGCGCCGATGACGCTGCTGGGCCGTCCGGTGTACATCGCGCCGTACGCCCCCGGTCGGCAGACCGGAGCGGTGACCAACAGCGTTCCGCTGATGTTCGCCAACGTGACCGAAGCGTTTGCCGTGCGAGAGTGGGGAGGTGTCTCACTCTTCCGCGACGATGTGACCGTCCCCGGCACGATCAAGTTCCAGGGCATGGTCTTCGCCAATAGCAAGGTCATCCGCCCGAAGGCGGTCGCCGCGCTGAAGATCACGCTGACCTGATACTCCCCCCGGTTGGCCCGGTGGGGGCTTCGGCCCCCGCCGGGCTTGGGAGGCTTCATGCCGCTCGACCTCGCCAAGTTTCGCAACTGGGCCCGGATTCCCCACACCGTGGACGATCCGGCCATTCAGCTCGCGTACACCGCTGCGGTGCGCGAGCTCGAGGAGCGCACGGGGTGGTGCTACGACTCCGTCAGCCGGACGCAGTATGTGGCCGAGGAACCGAAAGAAATCAACGAGAGGAAGCTGGTACTTCTCGCTCGCCAGCCGGCCACGCTGCCGACCGTCACGATCAACCTGGTGATCACCGGGCTATCGACCTACACCATCAACGGCCTGGTGTACGCCGACATGGATGTCGCCGGGATCGAGTATCCGACCGTAATCACCTACACCGCCGGAAACGGCACGATGAACGAGCTTCTGGAGATGGCGCTGCTCCAGCGCGTCACGCAGCTGGTGAACAGCCGCGGGGATGACACCCAGGCGCTCGCGTCCGACTACTGGGATCGCATCTGCCCGATGATGGGCAAGGGCGTGGGATGAAGCAGGTTCCCCGAGGCATGATGCGCGAGGTGCTGACGGTGCAGACGCCGTCCACCTCGACGGACACCCTCGGGCAGCTGACCCGGACCTACACCACGGTCGCCACGATCCGCGCCCATGTGGAGTTCATCGAGAGCGCCGAGGCCGTGGACGAGGGCGGTCCCATCGTCCAGACCACCTACCGGCTGCTCGCCGCCTGGCACCCGGCGGTGGACACCGAGACCCGGCTCCTCTGGAACGACCACGGCACGAACCGGACTCTTGAGGTCCGCACCTGTCAGGACCGCGACCAGCGCCGCCGGACGCTCGAAATGGACGCCGTGGAGGTGGTCCTGTGAAGAGCGATTTCTTCCGCATCACCGTAAAGGACAAGGAAGTCCGCGCCGCCCTGGCGAAGCTCCCCGAGCGCGTCAGTGAGAATGTCCGCAAGCGAGCCGCCCGTCGGGCGCTTCGGCCCTTCGTCAAGGAGCTGGCGCGTCTGTGGGTCTCTGCCCGGCTCGGCCGCGACGAGCGGGCCGCGCACCGCCGCGCCATCGGCGCCGCCACCATCCTCGACGTGCGCCGCAACGGGGCAGGGCCGACCGCCCCGACCCGCGTCCGCGTCGGCGTGGACTACCGCCGCAAGTACGGCCGCCTCCAGAAGGTCTGGCACCTGATCGAGTCGGGCTTCAATCACAAGACGGCGAAGCGCCGCGTGAAGGGCCGTTTCATCAGCCTGTCTTGGGCAAAGGGCCGCGTGGGCCCGGCGTCCACCGCCGTCAGCCGGCAAATGCTCATCGAAGCCAAGAAGGCGCTGGAGGGCGGCAAATGAGCCTAGAAGACATCGCCGGAGCCGTGCGGTACCACCTCGACGCGGCCACGACCGCCTCGGTCGAGCCTGGAATGCGTAATCGGGGCTCCCAGACCCCGGCCGTGGTCTACGAGATCACCGACGCCGAGGCCAACGTCAACATGAGCGGCGCTCATGGCGGCGTCTGGATGCTGACCGTCGAGGTCAACATTTACGCCAGTACGACGCTCGAAGTGCTGCAAGTCGCCGATGACCTGTGCGACTACTGGGCCAGCCCCGCTAGCGGGGCTCCCGCCGTCATCAAGCCGACCAGCTACTCGCTCTCGATGCGGACGGCGACCGTGAACGACGGCCTCGAAGGCGACGAACGAATCGGGACACTGACCTTCCAGCTCCAAGGAATCTGACCATGGCAAACTTCGCAGGCTACGGCGGCACACTCACGTTTACGGGACAGAGCGCGGTAACCTGTCGCTCGGTCACCATCAACTGGGAACGCGCTTCCCTCGACGTGACCCTGATCGGCGACTACCGGGAGCGTCGAGCGCCCGGCCGCATCCGGCGCTTCGGGACGATCACGCTCTTCCGTGGCGACGGCACCATCGACAACACCCTGCGGAGCCACCTCCAGCCGGCTAACGTCGCCGGAGCCCAGACGGCCACGCTCGGCCTCAAGTACGTGGACCACGCGACCCAGACCTACAGCGACATCGCCACCCCGGCGAACAACATCGCCATTCAGATCACCAGCGCGGTCTTGACCGATGACGGCACCAGCGCCGCCATCTGGGAGCTCACCTGGGAGGAGCAGTGAACCTCTGGGCACGTTCGCGCACGGTGGAGATCCCCGAGGTCGGCGCCCTGGTCTTCCGGGAGCCGACCCTGGCCGATGTCACGAAGGCCCAGACGGACCCGTACTGGTGGGTGGCGACGGTCACCTTCCCGGACGGCAAGCCGTTTCTGGAAGACGCCCAGGACGCCGGGAAGATCCGCGCCGACCTCGCGGCGCTGATCCTGGCCGAGGTGAACCGACCCCACCCTACAGCGCCGCCATCCGGCGGCTCTGGCGAATCGCCGACCACGACGAACGGATGACCATGCCGGCAGGACTCGCCCGAGAGAAGACCACGCACGAACGCTGCGAGCATCTGCTCGGCGTGATCGCGTGTGCCCTGACGGGGAAGCGTCCCTACCAGATCATGCCCTGGCTAACGCAGGATCTCCATGGCTAAAAACAGCCTGAAGTCCACGCTCCAGCTCGACCTCGACCCGTCCGGCGTCGTGAAGGGCGTTGCCGCCACGAACCGGGAGCTCACGAAGCTTAACCGGACGGCCGGACGCACCGCCGCCGCTACGACCCTGATGGCCGGGGTATCGATCATCCAAAGCGCATTCGGGGCCATGCGCGGCGTGATCTCTGGCTTGGACAACCAAGTCCAGGCGCTGAACCAGATGGCGTTCAAGTTCAGCCCCGAGGCCATGCAGGCCCAAAACCAAAGGCGGATCGCCGAGATGCAAGCCGAGCAGCGCATCGGCCGGGCGGTAGGGCTCGGCGCCGCCGCCGGCGCACGTGAGGAGCAGCAGCGCCTCGAAGAGCGAGCGACCCGCATCGAAGCGAACGCCCCGCAGATGGCCGGGGCCATGGCCGGCTGGGAATCGCTCAAGAGCAGCATGAAAGCCGTGGTGACCGATGTCGCCGACCAGTTCCTGATCAACCTGACCGACCCGAGCTCCAACCGGACGATGACCCAAGCGGCGTTCGAGGCCGTCGGCGCTGGCGGTTTCTACAGCGGCGAAGGCTTCCAAGGCACCGGATCGGCGCGTGGGATGCCCTACGACGATCCCGCCATGCGGGAGAACAATCGCGTCCTGCGAGAGATCGCCCAACGGATGGGGGGCAACTAATGGGGACCTGGGACACCTACGAGATCCCCGAGTCCCGCGCCTGGCGCATCGGCGACCGCTGGCAGGACAAC